ACAACTTGTATATTAATTCCCGGTGAAGGGATTGTAGCAAAAGAAGGTTTATATTTAACTTTGAGTGTAGGTTCAGTAACTGGAATTACTATATTTTATGGCTAAGAAAAAAGGTCCGTCTCTGGCTATTGGTAGGGGTGAGAAGCTACCTGTATCTAAAGGGGCGGGCCTTACCGCCAAAGGCAGAGCTAAGTATAATGCGGCTACGGGGTCTAATCTAAAGGCTCCGCAACCACAAGGTGGCGCAAGAAAAAGGTCATTCTGCGCTAGAATGTCAGGTATGCCCGGACCAATGAAAGACGAGAACGGCAAACCAACAAGGAAGGCTGCGAGTCTAAAAAGATGGAAATGCTAAACATGATGGAGTTATGGACAAGCGCACTGACTATACTAATAGCAGTCATAGCCTATATGATGAATGAAAAGTTTACAGAATTAGCCCGTATTGGTATATTGTTAAATAAAACCAGAGAAGAGGTAGCCCGTGATAACGTCACTAAAGCAGAAGTTGACCGCATTGTTGAACACATTGACGCAAGGTTTAACAAGCTTGAAAACAAAATTGACCAGCTTATTAGCAGATAAAAATGCCAAGTAGCTCTAAAAAGCAACACAATTTTATGAACGCAATAGCACATAATAAAGCTTTTGCTAAGAAGGTAGGTGTTCCACAGTCCGTGGGGCAAGATTTTTCAAACGCCGACAAAGGCAAAACTTTTAAAAAAGGTGGTGATACGATGGCAACAAAACGAGACCCTAAGATGATGGCTGCGTTAATGGCAGCTCGTAAAAAACCTGCTATGCCTGTAGGTGGCGCAATGGGCGCTGATAACCAGATGATGCAGGCTGGAGCGCCACAACCCGGAACTCCGGGAATGCCCATGAAAAAAGGTGGCAAGATTAAGAAAATGGCAGTAGGTGGAATGGCTAAAGATGACCGTGCCCAAGACAAAAAAATGATTAAGAAAGCGTTTAAACAGCATGACTCCCAAGAACATAAAGGCGGCAAAGGCACTAAATTAGCCCTTAAAAAAGGCGGAATGATGAAGAAAATGGCTGGTGGCGGGTTAGCTGCTGGACATAAAGAAGCTAATGGCGTAGCCAAAAAAGGATTAACTAAAGGCACAATGGTTAAGATGGCTAAAGGCGGAAGGTACTGCTAACATGAAAGAGTTCATTAAAGGTTTAAGTGACAAGGCTAGTAACTATTTAGATACTAAGGGCTTAGCTAATCCTGTTGAAGTTATTAATGAAGAGCTTGGTGGTGAGACTCGTGAAGAGTCTAAAGCTCGTAGAGAGAAAGCTAAAGAGAAAACTACTAAAGAAGCCCCAAAACCAGACGCCCCTAAAAAGATGGCTAAAGGTGGTTCCGCTTCTTCCCGTGCAGACGGCTGCGCTGTTCGTGGAAAAACCCGTGGAAAAATGATATGAAAGGCAAATAATGAAAAAGCCAATGAAAAAAACAATGGGCAAACGCACTAGACGTTTTGGTACTGGTGGCTCTACTGACGAGTACAAAGGCACGGATGAAATAGTTCAGTACCGTATGGGTCAAATAAAAGACCCCGGTGTTGACCTGTTTAAATTAGCAAGAGGCGAAGAGCAGGAAGCTAAACCAGTTCCGCTTAAAAAAGCTGAAACTGCCCCAGCTAAAGTTGAACCAGCTAAAGTTGAACCAGCTAAACCAGCTAAAGCTGAAGTTAAAACTGAGACTAAAACAACGTCAGAAGATATTTTTGACGAAACAGGGACTAAGTCTAAGTTTAAACGTAATCCAGAAACAGGGGATTTATATACGCCTATAGAGAATATGGAGAAATCTGTAGTTAAGACTACTAGACCTGCGGCTAGTTCTAGCTCTACATCCAGCGCTAAACCTGCTGAAAAACCTGCAGCTAAAGTTGAAACTAAAACTGAAACTAAAACTGAAGCTGACGACAAGCCAGTGCCTGCTAAAGTTGATAAAGAAACAAAAACTGCATCTAAAAAGTACAAATCTCCCGGTATTACAGATTTAACGGGTACGGGTACTTCAGACGAAGAAAGGTCTGACAATGTATCAAAACTATTAAAGGGCGTTAAAAGTATTTTTTCTGGCCCTATGGATTATATAACAAAAGGCTCTCCCAAAATGAGGGCTAAAGAAGCTTTAAAATCAGGCATGGCATCTAAAGATAGAGACACAATGCGTAAAGGTGGTTCCGTTAAAAAGATGGCTGGTGGCGGTAAAGTTAAATCTGCCTCTGCTCGTGCTGATGGCTGCGCTATTCGTGGAAAGACTCGTGCATGAAAGCCTCTCGTGGAATGGGCGCAATAAGCCCTTCTAAGATGCCCAAGGGTAAAAAAGAACCCCGTAGGGATGATACTGATTTTACTCAATACGCTGAGGGTGGTAAAGTAAACGCAGCTGGTAATTACACTAAACCTAGCCTTAGAAAACGTATACTTGCGCAAGTAAAAGCAGCTGCAACACAAGGCACAGGCGCAGGGAAATGGTCAGCTCGTAAAGCACAATTGGTAGCAAAGAAATATAAAGCCGCCGGTGGGGGGTATAGAGATTGAAAGCGCCACAACAGTCTTTAAAAAATTGGGGGGACCAGAAATGGACTACCAAGTCAGGCAAAAAGTCATCTGTTACAGGTGAGCGGTACTTGCCAAAAAAGGCTATTGAAGCGCTAAGCCCTCAAGAGTACGCAGCAACTACTAAAGCAAAACGAGCGGGTAAAGCAAAAGGTAAGCAGTTTGTAGCACAACCGAAGAATATAGCAAAGAAAACCGCAGGGTATAGATAATGGCGTTAACATCTGGAACTAGCGTATTTAACCTTGACCTAACTGAAATGGTTGAGGAAGCGTTTGAGCGCTGTGGCTCACAGCTACGTACTGGCTATGACTTAAAAACCGCTAGAAGGTCGCTTAACTTGATGCTAGTTGAGTGGGCTAACCGTGGTATTAACCTGTGGACGGTTGAAGAGACAAGTATAATTCTAAATCCAAACCAAGGTATCTATGCAGTTCCAGTAGATACGGTGGACATCTTAGACTTAGAAACCCGTACAAGCAATGCTGATACAACCAACCAAACTGATATTAATCTCTCTCGTATATCTGAGCCTACTTACGCTACTATACCTAATAAGCTAACTACAGGTAGACCGGTTCAGGTTTACTTTAACCGTCAATCTGGCAATAGCGATACAACTGAATATCTGTTACAGACAGCTATTAGCGCAACAGCTACGACTATTACTTTAAAAACGGCAACAAACAGTAGTATTGCTAACTTAGACTTGAGGTCAACTGGCTTCATTAAGATTGGTTCCGAAACAATTGCATATACAAATATTATTGGAAACCAACTCCAAAACTGTTGGAGGGGACAAAACAATACAGTAGCAGCTACCCACGCAATAGGAGACGCTATTACAGCGCAGTATTTACCTTGCGTAAACCTCTGGCCCTGCCCTGCTGCTGGAACAACTTATACACTTGTTTACTGGCGTATGCGCAGACTCCAAGATGCTGGTGGCGGTGTTAATGTACAAGACGTACCGTTTAGGTTTATTAACTGTATGGTGTCTGGGTTAGCCTACTTGATGAGTGTAAAAATTCAAGGTACAGACCCACAGAGAATTATATTTTTAAAAGCTGATTACGAAGAACAGTTTGGTCTAGCGTCTACAGAAGACAGGGAGACTGCACCGCTTCGGTTTGTTCCACGCAACTTGTTTTACTATAGATAATGCCTAGTAATTTTGCTTCCGGTAAGCACAGTATTGCGGAGTGCGATAGATGTGGTCAAAGATTTAAATTAAGTCAATTAAGAAAATTGACGATTAAGACCAGAATGGTTAGTATAAAAGTATGTGATGAGTGTTGGGAACCTGACCAACCTCAGTTACAATTAGGTATGTATCCGGTCAACGACCCACAAGCAGTAAGGGAGCCAAGACCTGATATAAGTTATTACGCTTCTGGAACAAGTGGCTTACAGACTGAAAATGGCGATAACAACACAGTAGCAGAAGGTGGTTATCCCGAAGGTGGTAGTAGAGTATTTGAATGGGGTTGGTACCCTGTTGGTGGTTCTAGAAGTTTTGATAGGGCTTTAACTCCCAATGCATTAGTTGCAACGGGTACTGTAAATAGTGTAACAATCTCAACAACTTAGGAGTTTAATATGGGATTCAGAAAAGCAGCTGATGGTATTACTAAATCTGGAAAAACTAAAGGTACAAACCTAGGTGACTCTGGACCAAATGTAAAAATTGAAAACGGACCTATGAAACATACTGTTGGCAAAACTAACAAGAATATGAAGTCTATGGGACGGAATATGGCTAAAGTAGCCGCACAAAGGGGCAGATAATGGCTAAGTTTTCTAATAAAGTAATGGGCAAGGAAGTTGGTTCTGCCTCTGTTTATGCTGAGCCACATACTATGTCTGGTAAGAAAAGTTCTATTCAAGCTGACAGCAAGTATGGTACTGGCGCTGAGTGCATGACTAAGATGAATATTTCTACTGGTGGTATTAGTAAAGGTAACTACACTCCAGAGAATCCTAATGGCGAAATGAAGATTCGTGGTACAGGCGCTGCTACTAAAGGTGTAATGGCTAGAGGACCGATGGCATAATGAATTATGTGACGTTGTACCAAACAATTCAGAACTACGCTGAGAATACGGAAGCGCTCTTTGTAGCGAGCATTCCTACGTTTGTACAACAGGCTGAGGAGCGTATCTTTAATATGATACAGTTTCCTTCATTACGCAAGAACGTGACTGGGACTCTAACTACAAGTAATCAGTATCTTTCTCTGCCGGATGATTTTTTATCCACATATTCTTTGGCTATAGTAACAACTAATGGTTACGAGTATCTACTTAATAAAGATGTAAACTTTATTAGACAGGCTTACCCTAAAGCAACTGATTTAGGAACACCGCAGTATTACGCCTTATTTGGTCCACAATACCCACAAAACACAAATAATGTGGAATTAGTAGCTATTGTAGGTCCAACGCCAGACCAGACATATACCGCAGAACTGCATTATTTCTTTTATCCAGCATCTATTGTGCAGGGTATTATTACAACTTTAAGCACTATTACTGGCGGAACTTTATACACTAACGGAACTTACACAAATATTCCGTTAACAGGTGGTTCGGGTGCAGGAGCTGTAGCTACAATAACTATTGCTGGCGGTATAGTTACAACAATAGCTTTGACTAATGGTGGCAACTTCTACAGAGTAGGCGACAACTTAAGTTTTGACGCAGCTAATATTGGCGTTGGTTCTGGTTCTGGGTTCTCTATACCTGTGTTAACAGTTAATAACTCTAATGGCACTTCTTGGCTTGGCGATAACTTTGACCCTGTTCTGCTGTATGGTGCAATGCGGGAAGCCATGATATTTATGAAGGGTGAGCAGGATATGGTCACTTATTACGAGCAGAAGTTTACTGAAGCCGTAACTCTAGCTAAACGCCTTGGCGATGGTCTGGAGCGTGG